AGCGTCACCATCTGAACAAAAAGCAATGTCGCCCTGTTGGATGTCTGTTCTTGCTGTTAGTTGTGCAACAGTCTGTGGATTGAGTCTTAGTATGTGTTCAATCTGTACCTTGTCAGTTGCAGGATCCAGTGTCAAATCAACACCTGAATCTGTGTTTAGTTCGTTTGGTAGTTGTGCGGCACTTAGTTTTGAACTTGCATTCAAACCTGCCACTCCATTTGCGGTGTCTCTACCATCTATTACCGCTGTTAATTCATCAAATGCCGCTTTGATATCTGCTCTTGCGGCAGCTGGTGAATCCGTGCCAGCATCAACATTTGCTGTGCTAACATTTCCGCTATTTCCCCACGCCATAGTTTACCTCCTTATACGCTGCTTACTAATACTGTAGTTGCGCTACTTGTTAAATCTTCTATTACTACGGTTGCACTTTGCACACCAGCACTGTCTTGTTCCATAATATCCTGCATCACTGTGACTCTAAACAATTTTCTATCACCTGGTGTAAATGTGTATGCACTGCCTAAATTTTGTGTGCCTGTAGTAGTGTTTACATATAATTGAATATCAACATTTGCATCGTTATCACTGGGTGCAAGTATATTTAAAAAACCTACATAACTTCTGTTGCCATCTGGTCCTGGTGCACGATCCTGTACAGGTGACGTTCTATCCCATGTTATATTACCAGCGGGTATTGACATATTAATAGTGTTTAGTGTGCCTGTTGTGTTTAACGCACGAAATGCAAAATGTGATGGAAGTTGCGCTGACACATTTCCACTGCTTGAAAAGAAACTGCCTACATAGGTGTTGTGTTCTGGACCATATGCTATTATATTGTTAGCACCAGCACTGTCATATGCTTTTATTTCTATGTTGGTTCCTGCTTGTAGATCATTGCCACTTTGTGTAAGCAAACCTGCATTGTAATCATCTGCTATGGTGTTGAAACTTGTAGCAAGAGTGTGTAGTTCTGCTCTACTGGTTGCTATTGAATCGTCAGCGTTGTCAAACACTGTTGCGTCTGGTTTAGTGACTGCCATTAGTTGACCTCCCTTATGCTACCTGTTGTATCTGTTTCTAATGCACGATTGCCTGTAGCTACAGCATCAAATGTACAATCAACTGCACGGCGTTTACCGTAAGCATCTATGTCATATATGTACAGTGTGATAGGATCTGTGCTCTTGTCTACGAAAATATATGGTGTTGCTGTTGTGGTGCCTGCTTCAAAATAACCACTTGCAACATAAGCGTCAGCAACATACGCATCGCCACTTGGTAAGTGTGGTTGTGTTATAATACTTGTGACTGCACCAAATTCACTGCCAAGTTCTACCTGTCTTACGCCTGTTGATCCTGCGAGTGTGTTTGAATTGATGTCAGTGATAGTTTGTTGTATTCTTTCACCACGCAATTCTCCTCCTACACTGCGTAGCACTACTTCACTGGCAACGCCTGCTGAATCAGGTTCTGGTAAACTAACTGTAAACTGCCAATAGCGACCTTTTTTACCTAACAGTCCTGTTTGACTTGGTGTTGTGCTTACTGTAGAGGGCGAATCTATACTACCACCTGCACTGTCAACTGTATCACCATACGCAACAGTTATGTCTGCTGGTACGCTTGCATCTACACTTACAACATAGTTTAAAATATCGCTCTTACCATAGTCTAAAATGCCTGTTGTGAAAGTAAGTGGTAAATTTTGTGTTAAATTCCAAGTTGACAGACTATCCCAATCATCACCAGCACTTGTACCTTGGAAATCGTCCCAAGTTTCTACACTTTTTGCTTTGTATGTACCATCGCTTGCATCAAAGTATCCGTTGCCTGCCATGTTATGCTCCTAAGTTAGAACTAAAACTTAAATTAGTCTGTGCTGTTTGTTCGCCGTGTATAAAATCATTTAGATAATTTAAAAATGCTTCTATATTGTTGTTAGTAAGACTTTTGCCATCTGGTGAAAGATAGGTAAAGTTGCCAAATCCATATTGACTTAGATTACTACCGTCTGGAAATTCCAAACCACCCAAAGTGGGTCCACCATCTTTAGTCCATCTAAATCTTATTCTTGTTGCTGGCACACCCAAATTGGGTACTAAGCGTGTTGGATGTGCGAGTCCTGTAAATGTATCAAATTTGTTGGTGCCTTGTCCAGGCATTGAACCATTGGGCAATCCATATCCGCCCCCACCTATTCTTACACCTCTAAAGTTGTAAAGGTCAATTGAAAATCCGTTTATTTCTCTATTGGTAGGTGCAATAAATGCTAACGCCGCTGAACACTGTGTGCCAATTACACCTTGACTTGCTGCAAGTCCAAATATATTGTAATAACCATAACCTGGATGCACCCAGTGTGCAAGTCCGTGATCTCCTCGTGCTTCAAAACCTGCATTGTCAAAATTGCCTGGTAAACCCGCATTACCACCGTAGTAATTACCGTCATAGGTAATTTCAAAGTTTTCAAAATCTCTTACAGTAGGATCTGGTGGTGGAGGTGGTGGTGAAGGTGGATCAATAACTGTTGTATCTTCAATATCTTCAACTGGTGGTGAAGGTGGAGTTGTATCATCAACAATTTCAATAATAGTACCTGCACTGTCATAGTCTGGATCAAACACTGGCACAACACTTGTAGGATTGTTTGGTAAAGGTTGTACAAAAGGTTTGATATAGAATGTGTTTGGCAAATATAATGGTGGTGGTGTTTCCACTTGTGCACCTGTTGTAAACGGATACAGTGTAGCATCGTGTTCTACTGCTTGTATTTCTACTTGTCCGTTGTTGCGTAATTTTACAGCTACAACACGGAATGTATCTAAATTTAGATCCAACACTGTGTCTGTGACTCTGATAATATCACCAACTTCTATGTCCATAAGTTCTTGCGAAGCTGTAAATGCAATCTGTCTTTGTGTACGACTTTTGTCGTATATCATTTGCGCTAAATCTCTTGCTATAGCAGGATTTGTTAGAGTGTGAAATGTAAATTCTCCACTTAGTTCTTCGTCTTGGTCAATTGTTTGATCGCCTGCCACATTATAAACCACCTGTTGATTTGAAAAGTCCAAATCAGGATCAACATAGTTGACAATAACTTGGTTATATTTTGTTTTCTTGCGTTCTCCATCTAAACTAATACCTCCTACAACAACACTTGAATCTACATCATATGCAATTTCTACACTGGTTGATGTGATATCAGTAGCATTGCCTCCGTCTTCAACTTTTAGCTTATAGCGTCCTTGCACATATGGTAGTATACCTCTTGCACCTGCTACCAGCGTTTTTACATTGTCCAAACATCTTGCTGAAGTGTTTACAACAGCATTCATAGTCATAGCACGCCCTCTTTGACTGTTTGAGTAGTCCACACGCTGTTCGTATTTGTTTGCGGCAATCTTAAATGTGTTTGCATCAATTCTATCTCTGCTTATACCAACACCATATCTTGGATTCATAAGATAGTCTAACAAACAGTTTGCAGGATTAAAACTGTATTTCTTAGGTAGATTAGCATAGGTTGCGCTAAGTTGTGCACCACTGCCTGAGTGTGTTCTTACGTCATAAACTTTTTTACCCAGCACATTAAATTTTACTGTGGGGATACCACCTCTGTAAGGATTGTTGTCTGCGTCTTCTTGTGTTTCTACTTTTTTCCATTCATAACGGAACACTGCATATGCAATACCTGGCAATCTTCGTCTTTTGTTTTTCCAAGTTGCCGCTTCGTTTGCAAGACTGCTTTCACCTTGTGAATCTGTGCCACGCAATATTTGAAATTTCATTCTGTTTTTGAATATACCACTGGATACTGTTTGCACACCTGTGCCATACACAGTTGAACTTGGTGCAGGTAGTTGTGTGTCATCTACAAAGATTCTTTTTACGCCTTCAATTTCACCTTCTGCAAAAGCATACACTACATAGAGATATTTGTTGGAACTACCATTGGTTTCTACGAACACAATGTTGCCACCTACCTGTCTATGTCCATACACAACTGGTATAGGATTGTTTGTGCCTGTTTTTGTTATTGTGACACCTTGGGCCGCCGCTCCTGGATCATCCACTTGGGGAGTATCAAATGCGCCAAACGGATTTATAACAAATCCTATTACATCTCCCACAAAATCTACAACTGTTTCAACTACATCAACTACAAAGTCAACTACTGTTTCAACAATATCTACGATTGCATCTACTATACCACCCATTCATTTGCCTCCAAAGGTTTTACATAGTGATAACCTACTTCTTCCATGCCTTGACTTTTGTAATAGGTCTTGACACGATGCAACCATTCTTCATTTGGTTTATAATCTTGTGTATAGGTCATACAACTTGCTTGTACAAAATCACAACGCATTTCTGCAAACCAATTGTTTAGTGTTGCTACTAAATCGTCTGCTAAAATTTTATTTCTTGCTTCTGGATGTACAAATATAAATGTCATTTCTCCATAGCGTTTGCCGTTCCATATTTTTTGACAGATGCGTCCTATTGCATATGCGGCAAATACATCGCCTTTGGGTTCTACTATTATTTTAAAATCAGGATTCATCATCATAGCACGAAACTGTTTTTTAAGAAATGTTCTATCAATGTCATCGTGTCCAGCAAGTCCTGCATCATGGGCATGTTCAATTGCTATGTTGATTAATTTTTCTAATTCATCTGTTCTTGGTTCTCTTAGCATTAGTCCTTACCCCATTTGATATCTTTTAGACTTTCGTGCGAATATTCAAATCCAAAGTCTGTTGCAAATTCTTTTTGTAAACTGCCTTGATTGGTTCTGCGTCCACTTACTTTGTCAAAGTTTGTAAATTGACTGCTTACTTCTATGTTTAGTGTTGCTGTGTTTTGTTCATCTTTAATTCTATATCCACCCACACTACCTTGGAATATTGTAATTGCTTGATCACCTGCACTGTCTCCAATCAAACTGTTGTCTGTTGGATCTAAGAATGCACGCCTTACAGTGATTTCTTGATTTATTTGATTTGACTTGCCCAATGTTTGTACAGTAGTCAAATCCAGGGCACTTAGAATTAAATTGATGTTGGTTATTTGCAGATCTGCTGTTTCTGAAGCTTCTGATATACCCAAAAACTTTCCTTGCGCTGTATAGGTGGTTCCGTTGTATGTAATGTTAAAAGGACAATCCGTGTAGTGTAGATCAGTGCCACCATATACGCCAATATCAATTAGTGTAATACCTATTAGGGCATTACCTGCAAGATAGGTGTTTTGTGCGGAACTAAAACCTCTTGACATTAAAGCACTTCCTCTACATCAATTTCATAATTTACTAATCCGTCTGTTCTATACTGAAACTCTTGTACATCATTTGACAGTATCATTCTAAAAGGCACATTGTGTACTGTGACTGATTCTGAGTTGCTTAGATCTTCTACAAGAGCAGGTTGTATGTTTATAGTCGCTTTATTACTACCATCTGTGTTTATATCTGTAGTACACATATACACTTTTGTATGATTTGCAAAACGCACAACATCACCTGCTTTGAGTATGTTTGCTGTGGTAGCATTTGTATCTACTGCAATCGTAGTATCGCCTGCTGTGTGAGCACCATCCACTGTTGCTGTTATAGCACCTGCATTTACACTTTGACTTGCACTTACCAAAGGTATTGTAATATCAAAATCATTTAGTTGTCCTTGTGCAAGAGCAACTGTTGCTTGTATTGGACGAAATTCTGCAAGTGTCATAGGTGGATATACAAGAGTACCACGCCATAGTGTTGTACCATTGCTTGCACGAATCACTCTACCACTTGCTGTTTGTGTTCTTTTGGTCACTGTCGCTTGCTTGAAGTTTGCTGTAGTGA